CTTGAACGCATTGGCCGAAGTCAGTGCTGTGGCAAATATCACAGGTGGCAATTTGATCACTGCTGCTGCCGTAAGTGCTGCGTCGGTGAGTGCTTCGGGCAACATCACTGGTGGTAATGTTTCAACCGCAGGCGTGATCACAGCCACTGGCAATATCACCGGCGGCAATATAATTTCTACTGCAGCCGTAAGTGCAGTCGGTGTGGTTGCCACAGCTAATGTGACCGGAGGCAATATCAACACAGCAGGAGTGATAACAGCCACTGGCAACATCGTTGGCAATTATTTCATTGGCAATGGTTCACAACTGACTGGTGTAACAGCCACCAGTATTGGTGTGCTGCCCAGTTTGAGTGTGACCGGTAACATTATTACAGGCAACTTGAACGCATTGGCCGAAGTCAGTGCTGTGGCAAATATCACTGGTAGTAATTTAATTACAGCAGGTGCTGTGAGTGCTGCTTCTGTCAGTGCAAGTGGCAATGTCACTGGCGGCAATGTTTCAACAGCAGGCGTGATCACTGCAAGTGGCAATGTCACTGGCGGCAATGTTTCAACAGCAGGCGTGATCACTGCCACAGGCAACATCACTGGTGGCAATGTAATTTCTATTGCAGCGGTCAGTGCAGTCGGTGTAGTTGCCACAGGCAATGTCACTGGTGGCAACATTTCAACCGCAGGAGTGATCACAGCCACTGGCAACATCACCAGCGGCAATGTCAACACAGTTATTGTCAGCGCCACAGGTGATGTAATTGGTGGAAATGTGTCAACGGCAGGGCTAATAACTGCTACAGGCAATATCACTGGTAGTAATTTAATTACAGCAGGTGCTGTGAGTGCTGCTTCTGTCAGTGCCAGTGGCAATATCACCAGCGGCAATGTCAACACTACAGGATTAATTTCAGTCGCAGGGAATGTCATAGGTGGCAATGTTTCAACAGCAGGATTAGTCACAGCCGCAGGAAACATTGTGTCTGGCGCAGTAATCAGTGCTGCCGGCAATATTAGTGCTGCCGGCAACATATCAGCAGCCAATTTTATCGGAAACTTGCTGGGCAACATAGCATTGGTCAGCAGCAGCAACAGTCAGGTGCTGTTCAACAGCAATGGCATTTTGGCCGGCGACACCGGTTTGATATTTGATTTTGCAGCCAATGCACTCACTGTGGGCGGCGCAATCGTGACCACCAATGGTGGATCACTTACTGTAGATGGTTCAGCTACCATCACTGGCAACATCAGCAGCTCTATTGGCAACATTGGCGGTGGCAACATTTTGGCAGCAACACTTTTGAGTTCTGCAGGAAATGTTGTGGGTGCCAACATCAACACAGGTGGCGTGGTCACGGCCACTGGCAACATCACAGGTGGCAACATCAACACGGGTGCCCAATTGGTGGCCACTGGCAACATCACAGGTGGCAATGTCAACACTGGTGCACAAGTGGTGGCTGCAGGCAACATCACTGGTGGCAACATTATAACAGCCGCACTAGTGCAAGGTCTGACTGTGAGTGCCACAGGCAATGTGATTGGTGGTAATGTTTCAACAGCAGGTGTAATTACAGCCACTGGCAACGTCACCGGTGGCAACTTGATTACCGGCGACCAAGTTATTGCTACAGGTAATGTAAGTGGTGGTAACATCAACACTGTAGGATTGGTCAGTGCAACTGGCAACGTAATTGGCGGCAATTTGTCAGGAACCAGCATTGTGGGCACATTGACCACAGCCGCACAAACCAACATTACCAGTGTAGGCACACTGGGCAGTCTGGCTGTGACAGCCAATATCACCGGTGGCAATTTGCTCACAGGTGGATTGATCTCGGCTACCGGCAATATCACTGGCGGTAATTTACTTGCCGCAGGATTGAGCCTGAGCGGCAATGTGATTTCCCCATTGAGTGTCACCGGCAATATCACAGCCAACAATATCACCGCTACAACCTCGATAAATATTGCAGGGGCGCAGGTAGCAACAATTGATGATGCCGCAGCATTGGCAATAGCATTAGGATAACAAATGGCAAATACTTTCACACGAAAAACTTCACAAAACGTTGGGGCAACAGCTGAGCAAATTGGTGCATACACTGTAGCTGCAAGCACAACCAGTATAGTAATTGGGTTGACCTGCACCAATACCACAGGCAGTGCAATCACAGCCAATGTGTTCCTGGCCAACGCCACTGCCAACACCTATATTGTGGCCAATGCGCCCATAAGTTCAGGAGCGTCGTTGATCTCCATTGGTGGGGATCAAAAGATTGTGATGATCACCGGAGACAAAATGTTTGTGCAAAGCAGTGCTGCCACCAGTCTTGATGCAGTAATGAGCATAATGGAAATTACCTAATGAGCTATCTTGGTCTTCAACCCAACACACCACTGCTGAACACCAGTACCCAAACGTTCAGTGGCAACAGTGTGGCCACTCAGTTTGCGCTGGCCAGATCGGTGGCATCAGCGTCAGATCTAGACGTGATGATTGGCAGCACACTTCAAAGACCTTTTGCAGATTACACAGCTGGCAACGTAAGTTTGCAATTCATTTCAGCACCCGCAACTGGTGTCAACAACATCACAGTGACCTATCGTGCTGGTGCACTGAACAGTCTTGACTTGACAGTGAGCACGTTCAATGCAGGCACTGCCGCAGCACCAGGCGTGGTCAGTCTGGCAGCCAACAACACAGGTCTTTACTGGGCCAATGCGTCATCATTGGTTGTGACTACCAGTGGATCGGACCGAGTGGCATTCAATGCCAACACAACTTCAACCAGCACCACGTCGGGCGCTTTGGTAGTATATGGCGGCGCCGGCATTGACGGTAATATTTTCATTCAAGGTTTTGCCAACATTACCAATCCCACCGAAAGCAGCAGTGTCACAACTGGTAGTTTGATCACAGCAGGTGGTGCCGGCATTGCAGGAAATCTAAATGTGGGAGGTGACATAACCTGTGTGGGAGACTTCACAGTGAATGGAACATTTACCACCACGGGCGTAGACAGTCTGGCTGTGACAGATCCGTTTATCTTTTTGGCCAATGCCAATCCTGGCGATACCTTTGACACTGGAATTATCTCACAGTTTTATGATGGTGCCAACACTCGTTACACAGGTTATTTCCGAGACATCACAGATGCCAAGTACAAGTTGTTTACAAACTTGCTTACCCAACCAACCACCACAGTAGATACCACTGATCCCAGTTTTCAATTTACAGATTTGATCCTGGCCAACTTGAGCGCCACAGGCAATGTAGCAGGCACATACTTCATTGGCAATGGTGCAGCACTGACCGGCATATCAACCACCACCAGCAATATTTTCAACGGCAATACCAGTGTGGCCATTGCCGCAGTCAACGCCAATGTCAACATAGTGGTCAACAACATACAAATTGCCAATGTGTGGTCAGGTGGCATCAGTGTTGTTGGCGCAGTCAGTGCGTCTACCACACTCAGTGCCACAGGCAATGTGACCGGTGGCAATGTTATCACAGTGGGGGTGATCACAGCCACTGGCAACATAACATCAGCTGGCAATGTGGCTGGTGGCAATGTGCTCACCGGCGGAGCCATGTCAGCAGCAGGCAACATCACTGGCGGCAACGTAATTGGTACCACAGCAGTCAGCACCGGTGGCAATGTGCAGGGTGGGAATATTAGAACTGCTGGATTGGTTTCGGCCACAGGCGATGTGTTGTGTGCCAATGTGTCAGCAGGCAATGTAAACACACCAGGTGTGGTAAGTGCCACCGGCAACATATTTGGCAACGAATTCACTGCTGTTGGCAACATCACTGGCAGTTATTTCCTGGGCAACGGCAGTCAGCTAACTGGTATCGACGCCACAAGCATACAAAACGGCACCAGCAATGTTAGAGTTGTGAGTAGTGGTGGCAATGTTTCTATCGGCATAGGTGGCACCGCAAACATAGCAGTGTTCAGCACCTTGGGTGCCAATGTCACTGGATGGATTGGCGCAACTGGCAACTTGAATGCTGCCGGCAACGTGGCATTTACAGGCACTGCACAAAACATCAACATTGGTACCAGTCAGACCACGGGCAATGTCACCGTGGGAGGCACAACACAAACTGGTACAATTTTAATCGGACAGAGTACAAACCCACAAACCATAAACATTGGTCATGGTGCTACAGGCACAGGCAACACAAAAACCATTCAAATTGGTGAAAATGGATTGGCCGGGTCGACCACACTGATCAACATTGGTCCTGTGAGTGCTACAACAGCCGCGGGCACAGCAACATTCAACACTGCCACAGTGGTGGCCATTGCCAACACTGGCGGCACAGCACTCAGCGTGGCAGGCAATGTTACTGGTGCCAACGTCCGCACTGGTGGACAAATGTCAGCTGCAGGCACAATTACTGGTGGTAATTTGGCCACAGGTGGCACAGCCAGTGCCACTGGCAACATCACAGGTGGCAACATAATCACAGCAGCAGCAGTATCGGCTGCTTCTGTCAGTGCCAGTGGCACAGTGATTGGTGCTGGCAATATCACTGGAGCTAACTTCAACACTGGCGGATTAGTTAGTGCCACTGGCAATGTCACAGGTGGCAATATTAATACTGCTGGATTGATCACAGTCACAGGCAACGTGCAGGCAGTGGGCAACGTGTCAGGTGGCAACATACTCACAGCCAACTTGGTACAAGGCGCCACACTCAGCGCTACAGGCAACGTGATTGCTGGCAACTTAAACGCCACTGGATTGAGTTTAAGTGGCAATGTTGTATCAGGTATTGCTACCACGGCCAACATCACTGGGGCCAACATCATTGCTACCACGGCAGTGAGTGCAGTGAGTATGGTAGCTACTGGCAATATCACTGGTGGCAATGTACTAGGCGGAGCCAATGTCAATGCCACCACACACACAGGCGCTACTGTTTCAGTTACCGGCAACATCACTGGTGGCAATGTACTAGGCGGAGCCAATGTCAATGCCACCACACACACAGGCGCTACTGTTTCAGTTACCGGCAACGTACAAGGTGGCAACTTAAGCACTGCAGGTTTGATATCCGCTACCGGCGCAATTACTGGTGCTGGCATAACTGGCACCAGTTTGACAGTGTCCACTGGTACAGTAACACTGGGCAACATTACCAATGGCAATGGCAACGGTGTGGGCAACATTGGTGCCACAGGCGGATTCTTCAACACTGTATTTGCCAAAGCAACATCGGCACAATACGCTGACTTGGCAGAATACTATGCAGCTGATGCTGAATACAAGCCAGGCACTGTGTTGAGTTTTGGCGGCAATCAAGAAGTCACAATGACCACAGGGATAAATGATGTGCGTGTGGCAGGAGTGGTTTCTACCAATCCTGCCTATGCCATGAACACTGCTATTGAGGCTGCTCACTCAGTGGCCTTGGCCCTGTCAGGCCGTGTGCCTACATTGGTAGTGGGCCCGGTGGCCAAAGGTGACATGATGGTGAGTGCAGGAGATGGCAGAGCAAAGGCCTGTGCTACACCTGTCATGGGTTCAGTGATTGGCAAAGCAGTGCAAGATCACCCAGGTGGTTCGGGCACAATTGAAATTGTTGTTGGAAGAATGTAAGGACAAGAAATGGCATACCTAGGCAACTCTCCGCAGATTGGTCAATACCGTAAAATGGACACATTGACCTTCAACGGTGTGACACAGACGTTTAACATCACCATAAGTGGAGTGCCATTCAATCCTCCCACAGCATTTGCCATGTTGGCAGTGCTGAACGGCAACCCATTGAATCCTGGTGTGGACTTTAGCATATCAGGATCTACCATTAGTTTTGCCTCAGCACCTGCGGCGTTTACTCCGTTCTTTGGCCTGATCTTTGGAGACACGCTATATACAGGTACGCCCAGCGATGCCACTGTGACCAACAGCAAAATTGCACAAGGCACAATCAATTACGACCGGTTCAGCGTTGACACACAAGCAACGTTGACCGCGAATCAAATCATATTTGGAGTTTAACTAAAATGGCAAGACAAAGATTATACGAGTACGTGTTCACACCAGGCACAGCAGGTCTAGGTACTGTGAAAGTACAAGGTCGCTACAACCTGGCAGACTTTTTGGCCATTTACGATACCACCACAAACAGCAGTATCTACAACTTTGGAGCACCCACACAAGGCGGCACTGCAACCTGGGCAGCTGGAGTCACTGCAGAGTTTCCCACAGCCTATGCTGGGGTGACCACACTGAATCTGGATCTAGACACCAGCGCACTCAGTGCCAATGATCAACTGGCTGTGTATGTAGAAAGTCAAAGTCTCAAAACTGAACCATGGGAGTTTGGCGAAGATGCTATTGGCCGAGAACGCATTAGTAATCCTGAAAGTTTGATTGACGCTGACTTTGAGTATGGATTACAAGCAACCAAGTGGCAAAATGTCAGTCTCACACAATATGTGCCAAATTTCTTTGAAGCAGCAGGCACAGACCTCACATTCAACACCAACGGCTATGCCACCATGCTGTCCAGTACCAATTTGCTGACCAGCAACGTGGACACATCTGTCAATGTGGTGAATCAAGGCACACCGCCTTGGATTGCCAACGACTATGCTCTTATCATCAGCCAAACACAGGGCAATACTGCACCTTTTGTAAGCAGCAGTTTGACGGCCAATGTCAACAGTTCAGCTGAACGCACATTCACAGTGGCATCAACCACTGGCGTGTCAGCACTGGACAACATTGTGTTGGTGGGTCTGCCCACCACAGGTGGCACAACCACAGCAGTGACCAACATTACCAGCACAGCCACCACCGCCATTAACGTCACAAATGCAGCAGCAGCAGGAATTGTGGCAGGTACCTACATCATTGTGGAAACCAACACTGCTGGCACTTATGAAGTGATGGCAGTGACTTCGGTAGTGACCAATGCACTTGTGGTGGTACGTCAGGTCAATCAAACCAATGGTGCGGGTGTAAATATTAACACAGGCAACGATGTGTTTGTGGTCAACACCATGGAAATTGCACAAGTGGATGAAGTCACCGATGCCACTACCTTGCAATTGCAACGCGGCTGGTACAACACCTCTGCTGCCAATGCCTATGCCACAGGTTCAATTTTCCAACGCCTCAGCAGCAATGTTGAAATTGTCAAACACACTGTGGTCAATACAGCTGTCAATGGAACTCAAACCATTGCTCGAGCACAGTTCAACACCGCAGCATTGACCACTGCCGGTGCCGGGTCACCATTCATTAGGCTCACCGGCTCATGGTACGGCGGATCAAACACCACACCCACAGTGGGTGTGAATGCCACAGATTCTGATCTTGTGGTGGACAATTTTGTCAGTGTGACCAACAGTGCCAGTAGCAACAGCGAAGGTGTGAGTCTGGTGAGTCTGGGCGAAACCAACAATTTTGCCTATTTTCCGCGCCGTGCTGCCAGTCTTGCACCAGGCTACCCGCTGAATCAAGTAGACACAGTGATTCGACAGGCGTTTGCCTACACCGGAGCTGATCTGGACGTGGTCGGCGGAGTCAGCGATGGTGGCAGTCCCAGCACCATAACCATAACCACAACCTATGCACATGGTCTAGTGCCTGGCACTGGTATCCTGGTCACCATTGGATCAGCCGGCGCCAATCCAACCCTGTGCGAAGGATCGTTTTTGATTTTGTCAGTGCCCACCTCCACAACATTTACCTATCAGGCCAAGTCCGGCGGTGCAGTGACGTCACCAGTGGGATTCACTGTGAATCTTCGCAGCAATGCTACATTTCAGGCACGCTCATTTGATGGTGGCGTGCTGATGGGTCCTAGCATGCCCAATCGTGGTGCTGCTGCTGTGCGACAGACCAAAAAATACTTTAGATATCAGTCAGGCAAGGGCATATTGTTTTCGTCAGGAACCATGCTCAAACCCACATATGATATAGCAGCCATTGATTCAGATGGTGACAATGTGAACGACAACATCAGCATTACCACTGATGTAGAACATGGACTCAATGCAGGTGCAGTGGTCACCATTTCTGGTGTGACCACATCCGGCTACAACAACACAGGTTATGTGGTCACCAGCATTACCAGCGATGTTACTTTTGTGGTACAGGCACAGAATCCCCTGGGAGGTGGCGACAGCACCCCGGTAGTGCTGGGTCAGCAACCACGTGTGAACATCACAGGCTGGCACGGGGCCAGTATACGTGCAGGCATTTTTGATGATCAAAACGGCTTGTTCTGGGAGCATGACGGACAGAGTTTGAATGTGGTACAGCGCACCAGCACTGGCCAACTGGCAGGATTTGTCAACATTGGAGTGGGCTCAAATCTTGTGACCGGCGATGGCGACTGCAGATTTCAAGACCAGGTCAACATTGGCGATGTGGTGGTCATACGCGGCATGAGTCACTATGTGACCGGCATTGTGAACAACAACCGTATGACTGTGACACCCACATTCCGGGGAGTCAGCAATCAAACACGAGTCAAAATGGGCTTACGAACAGAAATACGTGTGCGACAATCAGATTTTAACATTGATCGCATGGACGGCACAGGAGCATCAGGATTCACTGTGGATGCCAGCAAGATGCAGATGATCGGCCTGGAATATTCATGGTACGGTGCAGGCTATGTGACCTGGATGATGCGTGGCCAGGATGGCAGATTTATTCATGCACATCGCATTACCAACAACAATCGCAACAACGAAGCCTACATGCGGTCCGGCAATTTGCCGTCGCGATACGAAGCCATTGTGGAAACTGCTGTCAGTAGCCTGAATGGAGCCATCACTGACAGCGACACACAAATTGTGCTGCGAGATGCCACTGACTATCCCGCAGCGTCTGTGACATATCCGGTGTTTGTGATGATCGAAAGCGAAATCATCAAGTATTCTGGCAAGTCTGGCAACACACTCACAGGCTGCACTCGTGCTGCCACTTTTGTGCAGTTCGCAGAAGGTGCCAGTCGCAGCTACACCGGTGGTGTGGCAGCGGCTCATGCGGACAACACCGGGGTGATCTTGATATCTTGCACCTGTGTGCCTCAGGTCAATCACTGGGGCAGCAGTATCATCATGGACGGCAATTTTGATGGTGACGAAGGATTTTCATTCACCTACAATCGTCAAGGCTATGGCTTGCCGGGTGTTATTGGTGCAACACAAACAGCCTTTTTGATGCGCCTGGCACCCAGTGTCAGCAACGGCATTGTGGGCGATCTGGGACAGCGTGATCTAATCAATCGTGCTCAGTTGACCCTGAAAGATCTTGTGGTCAATGTGTCGGCCGGACGATACCTGGTCACAGGTATATTGAACCCCAGCAACGTGGATTCAGCCAACACAGTGTTCACTGGCTTGAACAATGCTGGTGGTGGTTTTCAGCCTAGTTTTTCACAGTTTGCAGTGGCTCCTGCATTCACAGGTGATGCCACTGGCGGCGTGCAGGCTGCACCACTGACCACCACAGGTGGTTTCACACGCTCAGGAACTAAGGTAAGTTTTGGTACTTTTGGCACGGTGAGTTTTGGCAATCTCACACCTGCTGTGGTCAGCAGTTCGGGTACCGGCGCCAACATCACAGTGGTACTAAATCGTGCAGGCACTGTGTACAGCAGCACCACCACAGCCATTACTATTCAAAATCCCGGCACAGGCTATGCTGTGGGCGATACACTAAAAATTCTGGGCAATGCACTGGGTGGCGTCAATACCACCAATGACTTGAATCTCAAGGTAGCCACAATTGCCACGGACATTGCTGGAGGAGAACGACTGTTTGCCATACCCATCAATGCCACAGGAACCAATCAGTTGGATCTTACCAATATCAAACAGATAGGTCAGAGTGCTGTGCCCGGCACAGGTACCTATCCCAATGGTCCTGAAGTGTTGGCTGTGACCATCACAGCCTTGACCGCACAGACCAATCCCCAGGGTGAGATCCAGTTGAGTTTTCAAGAAAGCCAGGCTTAACTGCTGGCAGCAAGATACCGCTCCACAGTGTCTATCTTGCTTTGTACTGCTTCAATGTTCACAGTTGACCACAGGCCTGGGTGCATGGGTCTGGGCCATTGACCTCGGTCAATCCAGGCATAGCCCATGTGCTCGTTGTTGAGTGAGGGAATGAACTCATCAGCCACAACACACACCCAGGTGTTGTATTCAAATTGTGAATCTGATGATGTGAATTTTTCCAGTGGAACCAGGCGTTGATATTCAGGCATTGATCCCAGTTCTTCAATGCACTCACGTTCCATGGCACCCAGTAATGTTTCACCTGTTTCTACCTTGCCACCAGGCAGTCCCCATGAACCGGGGTGTCTAGTATCATTGCGTAACAAATACAAATAGCGTCCTGTGGCACTGCTACGAAACCAAACTCCCACGGCTTTCACAGCACAATCCTCCAGCTGCCTCCTGCATACACGCCTTGATAACTCTTGACCCAGGCTTCGCCGGTCCAGCGATATTGAATGCCTGTGGTGATGTTGGTCACATACTGTGTGTTGTTGGTTTCTGTGGCAGCCCGAAATACCACACGCCAGTAGTTGTTTGAGTACTCAACAATGTCATTGGCCTGTGCCACTAGGCCGCGACCATTGGCACCTGTCCAATCTGTGGCTGGCACAGGATTGTCCAAGGACCCTGTATCTTCGGTCAGCAAATATCTCACTCCTTGCAACACAGAATCTTCTGGTCTTGGGCCAGTTGCCAAAGGATTGATAATGGCATTGATGGGATCAAGGGTGTTTTGTGGAGTGGTGTCAATGTCCACGTCAAACAACAAAAATCGGTCATCGTTGGGATCCAGAACAACAGTGCCCACAACTTCTGTGTCGTCTGGTTGTATCAGTCTGATTTGACTGATACCAGGACGCAGTGATCCATACAGGTCAATCACTGCTGGCCACAACAGGTTAGAATCTGTCACAATTTCTGTGGGTACAATGCTGTCATTGCTGGGTTCTTCAGCAACATACTTTTGTTGTAAACACTGCAGTTTGTTTCCAATCAACACAGTGGCGTAGTTGAAAGGAGTGATCACTTGTCTGGTGCCCATCAACAGGTCTTCATTGTCGATGGCATTGTTTAGGTCGCCTTGTGCATCGTACATTGACGCAATCACACGTTCGATCACACCCAGTTTTAACACCTTGGCAGGCGAAGATATCCAGATGGGCATGCTAAACGTCAGCGAGGCAACATCTATGGGATTGTCTGTGCCAATGGGTATGCTTCTACTGCTCCATTGAGTGCGGTCCAAGTACATCACACTCAAACTACTCCAGTCAATGTAGTTGTCTGTGCTTTGTATTTCTAGACTGGGATTGAACAAGGTCAGAACCTGTTCCAGCAACTGCAACTTTTGATTGGTATTACTGGTCCAAATATCCAGGTTGATTGTGAGTTTGAATGGCACAGGCATGAGTCGTTCGATGCTGAATGCATTGCCCTGTGTGGTTTCGTAGGTTTCAGTCACAGGATCATAAGTGCGTTGGCGCACATTGATTCTGCTCACAAAGTAAGGATCCTGCATGCGACTTTGCTCATAGTCTAGTCCAGTGATGTAAAAAGTCATCAAGGGAGTTGACGGCAGACTGTTGCGACTGTTTTCTTGTATGATGGTTTGAGCATTGCGACTGGCATCACCATAACGAACAGGCACACGTATTAAGGCGGCAGCATTTACTCCGTCAGTTTCGTTGCCGTACTCAATTTGAAATCCAGAAAAAATTCTGGTGAATTGCAATAAGAATCTGCGTATTTGAGCGTCATAAAAATATTGATTAATTTTAATTCTCCTTGTCCATATACACTCGTTTACCGTCTATGGTTTTCCAAGTTTTACCCCGTGTACCACTACGTTCAAGTTGAATTTGGCTTAGTTTTTCTTTGGCCTCTGCAGGCATGTGCCATAATCCTGATGTGCCTTTTCTTGGATGTGTTTTGCCCTTCATGGCACCACTATCACGTCGAGTCCAAGTATCTGTACCTTTTGCTCGTCTGCGGGCATGAGCCTGTTTCTGAGACTCTTTCATTTTTTCTTTAGACTTTTCACTGTGAGTTTTATTATTTCCAGCTTCTCTAATATTATACACTTCGGTTATTTTTCTATACTCATCTAACCAATGTTGTTCTTTTAGATTCAATTCATCAAGGGTGTCTGCTGAATCAATCACTTCCCAAACAAAGTTAGTAACGCCGTACAATCTCATGCTGTTGTATAAATGATTGTTCTGGCCATTACGGGTTTTAGCACAATGCTCATACCAACGCATCTTGGGATTTTTTTGTATAGTTTGACCAATGTACATTTTGTTATTGATAGTGTTGGTGATTCTGTATATGTGCATGCGTTTATTTATGGCTCACCATAAAAGAAGCTTTGAATTTGGGTTGCCCCCAGTTAAGTGCCAGGTGGCAAGAACCCACCTTGGTCGCCGTTGTCAGCACGCGGTCTAAGTATTTCACTGAGACTTTGACGACTTGGAATGTTGCCCAGGTCTTTGGTGCTGACAGTTGCAGTGTTATTTACGAAGCCGCTGCGCAGTGTTTTATTTGTTGGCCCGTTGTTGAGGTCAGTGCGCACCTTGTCGTCAACTTTGACCCAACGTACACCATCATAACGGAACAAGCGATTGGGTTTGTAGTCCAGTCGTAGCACATAAGAACCGGCCACTGGATTGGGCGGGAAGTTCACTGCAGGAGTAA